CTCCAAGTACAATCGACAAATACTATCAAAATAATGTCATATATAATCCAGAGTTCTTAACAGAAAGGTCAGCATGTGAACAATTTGTAAATCCAGAGTTTCATATCTTTGGTGGAAGTAAATCACACTGTATTCTATTAGAACAATTTTACGAAGAGTATAGTTTATGTACTCCTTGTCCCACATATTTTATGACAAAACCAGAAGCAAGTTTCGTTAAATATGCTATTAATTCGTTCTTAGCTACAAAGGTCACATTCTTTAATCAGCTATATGATGCATGTAATGAATATGGAAATGTGAACTTTAATAAAATTATTAAAGCCGTAGGAGCCGACGAAAGAATTAATATTTCACATACCAAAGTTCCAGGATTTGATGGAAAACAAGGTTACGGTGGAGCATGTTTCCCTAAAGACACTTTAGCATTTTCTAAATTTAGTGATAAATTGACTCTTTTAGCTAAAGCAATTGAGATAAATAATGATTATAGATCTCAATATGATAGGGACGAAAGAGAAAAAGAGCAAAACATACAATTTAACCATGTACAAAATGGTTAAAGTATGGTATAATATATAACATATTAATAGGAGAAATTATGTTAACAGTAGGAGATACATTCCCAGCATTTAAGCTACAGGGAATTTCTAAAGATAACGAATTCATTAGTGTAGATGTAACCGATAGTTATCAACCTTTGAAAAAAGATTGGACTGTAGTTTATTTCTATCCTAAAGATTTCACATTTATTTGCCCAACAGAGATTTCAGCAATGGATGCTCTAGTCGAAGATGCAAATGTTATCGGTATTAGTGGAGACAATGAATTTTGCAAATTAGCTTGGAAAAATGAAAATGAGCTAATTGGTAATATTCAACATTCACTTGCAGCCGATTGTGGTTTAGGATTAAGCCACGCAGTAGGTGTTGTCAATGAAGATGAAGGTGTTTGTTATAGAGCAACTTTTATCATTGATAAAGACAGTGTTATTCAACATGTGTCTGTTAATGCACTTGATACTGGCAGAAATGCAGATGAAGTATTAAGAACATTAAAGGCTCTTCAAGCTGGTGGACTAACTGGATGCAGTTGGAACCCAGGGGAGGAGTTCGTTGCCTAGTGTAGATTTAAAACCTAGGAAGAGACATCCTAGAGATAAAAGACCATCTAAACCAATGCCATTTGATGTTGCATTGAGAAAATTTAAGAAAGCTTGTGATAGAGCAGGTATTGTTCAAGAAGTTCGTAAAAGAGAATTCTATGAAAAACCTGCACAGAAAAAAAGACGCAAGAAAAAAGAAGCTGTGGCCAGATGGCGTAAATACGAAAGGTCACAACAATTAAGCACATATAGGAGAAAATAATGTCAATAATGGATAAACTAAAAAAGAATAGTAGAGTTAAAGGTACTGATGTACTAGAAAATTCTGTCTATTTTGGTGAAAAGGATATGGTAACAACTGAGGTTCCAATGGTTAATGTTGCTTTATCTGGCGATATTGACGGAGGATTAACTTCAGGATTGACTGTTTTAGCTGGTCCAAGTAAACACTTTAAAACAAGTTTTGCTTTACTTATGGCTAGTGCATATTTAAAAGAACACAAAGATGCTGTTCTATTATTCTATGATTCAGAGTTTGGTTCACCACAATCATATTTTGAAGCATTTGGTATTGATACTGCAAGAGTATTACATACACCAATTACAGACGTTGAACAATTAAAATTTGATTTAGTAAATCAACTTGATGAAATTGATAGAGGAGACAAAGTAGTAATCGTAATTGATTCTATCGGTAACCTTGCATCTAAGAAAGAATTGGAAGATGCACTTAACGAAAAGTCAGTGGCAGATATGTCAAGGGCTAAAGCATTAAAGGGACTATTCAGAATGGTCACTCCTTATTTAACTATGAAGAATATCCCTTTACTTGCAGTTAACCATACTTATCAAGAGATTGGATTATTTCCTAAATCAATTGTTTCAGGCGGAACAGGTATTTACTACTCTGCAGATAACATCTGGATTATTGGAAGGCAACAGCAAAAGAAAGGCGGAGAAGTCAAAGGCTACAACTTTATTATTAATGTAGAAAAATCTAGGTTTGTAAAAGAAAAATCTAAGATTCCAGTTGCTGTAACGTGGGAAGGCGGTATTGCACCTTATGGCGGATTGCTTGATGTAGGATTAGCTGGTGGGTATGTTACTAAACCAAATGTTGGTTGGTATGCTAGAGTAGACCATGCAACAGGCGAGATCTCAGATTCTAAAGTCAGAGAAAAAGATACCATGACTAAAGAGTTTTGGGAACCAATCTTTAATGAAACAGATTTTAAGAAATTTGTAAAGAGCTATTATTCAATTGGTCATAAACCATTGCTCGATGTAGAAATTGATCCAGAAAACACTGTACAAGAGTAGTAAATCCATGTATAATATAGACAGTAAAGATTATATATTGGTTGAAAATCCTGCAAGTGAATTTTATTCGGTAAAATTAAAATGTAAAGAATGGCATGGTATCATATTTACATACGGTGCTGTATCAGTAAAAGAAGATAAAGCAAATGATACAGCAACTCTATCGTTTAATTGGCAACTACAAGATGCAGGAAGTTTTGAACCAGAGGAAATAAATACAAGTGAAAAATTCCAAAATTATATCGGAGCATTACTTCAACATATAATTACGGAGTCGTTAACGGAAAAAGAGGCAAAGATTGGAACTGCAAACACACATATTAAACCATCTGATACATAATGAGGAATACTGCCGAAGAGTAGTACCTTATTTAAGAAAAGATTATTTCGAAGGCACACATAAACTTGTCTTCGATTTAATCACTCAATTTGTAGCAAAACATAATAAATTACCAACAGGTAAAATTCTCGAGCTAGAGCTTGGAAAAGTTTCAGCTCATGATGATGTTATGTTAAGTGCTACAAATCTAATTGGTGAAATGAAATCTAAGTCAGATGTTGATACCGATTATCTAATTACAGAATCAGAAAAGTGGTGTCGTGATCGTGCAGTATATAATGCAATTATGGATTCAATCCAAATTATTGATGGAAAGGATAAAGACAGAAGTGAAGGTTCTATCCCAGAGATACTTTCAAGTGCTCTAGGCGTATCCTTTGACCAAGCTATCGGTCATGATTATATTGATAATTCAGATGAACGTTTTGAGTTTTACAATAAAACAGAAAACCGTATACCATTTGATTTAGATTATTTCAACAAAATTACAAAAGGCGGATTGCCTAATAAAACTTTAAATATCGCCCTTGCTGGAACTGGTGTAGGTAAATCTTTGTTTATGTGTCATTGTGCCGCATCAGTTCTAGAACAAGGCAAAAATGTTTTATATATTACTATGGAAATGGCAGAAGAAAGAATAGCAGAACGTATTGATGCAAACCTAATGGATTTACCAATCCAACAATTAGAGTCATTACCTAAAAATGTATTTGATAATAAGATCCAAAAGATTGCTACAGGCACTATTGGTAAACTTATTGTTAAAGAGTACCCTACGGGTGCAGCCCATGTTGGGCATTTCAGGGCTTTACTAAATGAATTAAAGCTTAAGAAAAACTTCTTACCAGATATGATTTATGTCGATTACCTTAACATTTGTGCATCGAGCCGTATGAAAGGTATGGGCGGAAGTATAAATAGTTATACCTACATTAAAGCCATTGCAGAGGAAATGCGTGGCCTTGCTGTAGAGTTTAACGTCCCTATCGTTAGTGCAACACAAACGACTAGGTCTGGCTTCAGTAATACTGATGTCGGATTGGAGGACACTTCGGAATCATTTGGTTTACCAGCGACGGCTGATTTAATGTTCGCTTTAATATCAACAGAGGAACTTGATGAGCTAGGTCAGATAATGGTAAAACAATTGAAGAATCGTTATAACGATCCTACCAAATTTAAACGTTTTGTTATTGGTATAGATCGTTCCCGCATGAAATTATATGATGTAGAAGAGTCGGCTCAATCGGATATTATGTCCGATATGATACCCGACAAACCAATAAATAAGTTTGGCGATCGGGATAAACCTGATCCTTATGCAGACTTTAAAGTATAAAAGGAGAAAATATATGAATATGTTACTAAACGCAAAAGACTGGGTTATGGACAGATTAAAAGAAAGAACATCTTGGGATGGTATTTCATTAATCGTGGCCTGTGGTTCGGTTATTTTATTTGGCGGACTTGCCAAATTACTCGCTTGGGCAGGTTTGCTCTGGGGAGTTTACACTTTGGTAAAAAGTGACTAATATATGTTCAATGTGAAACTTATATCATATAGTCGACCAGCGGAGGAGACAGAGTTAAGCGACGACCTCCTCCAACTGGTCGCATACTGTGCGAGGGTCAGTAATCCCTCAAATCAGAACAATAAAAAAACGGCTGAGAAGCTTGTAAAATATCTAATTAAACACAAGCATTGGTCACCATTAGAAATGGTAAGTGCTTGCTTAGAGGTAGAAACTACAAGAGATATTGGTAGGCAGATATTAAGACATCGTTCCTTTTCATTCCAAGAATTTTCTCAAAGGTATGCAGATCCAACAAAGGATTTAAAATTTACCACACGAGAAGCTAGACTACAAGATGAAAAGAATAGACAGAATAGTATTGATATACCATTAGAAGATTCTATTAATTACGTTTGGGAATCATATCAAGAGGTTGTAATCGAGAGATGTAAACAAGCTTATGAATGGGCTATTAATGCTGGTATTGCAAAAGAACAAGCAAGAGCAGTATTACCCGAAGGATTAACAATGTCCCGAATGTATGTAAATGGAACACTAAGATCTTGGATCCACTATATTCAACTCAGATCAGAAAACGGAACTCAGAAGGAGCATATTGAAATAGCGAAAGCTGTGGCAGATGTAATATACAACATCTTCCCATTAGACGACGTTATATAAACAATCGGCCCATAGCTCAATTGGATAGAGCATCAGCCTTCTAAGCTGAGGGTTCCAGGTTCGAGTCCTGGTGGGTCGGCCAATTAAGGAAAAATTATGTTATACGCAGATTACTTATTTCAAATAGACGAAAACGGATTGCTAATGTATAATAGAGGAGATGATAGTCCATTAGATATGGTACAAATCGAAAAGACTCCTCTAAATGTAGGTGATAAATTTGAATTAAAACTTGATGAACATGGCCGTATGTTTTTTAAACGTATTGGTTATGGCCCAGATCAATTAGAACTCTTTTAGCCTCGGTGGTGGAATTGGTAGACACAAGGGACTTAAAATCCCTCGACCGTTAG